ATACAAATGATGGTATATAGTTATTTTTTAATTAAATCTAAACCATTGGTATTAGAAATGATTAATGCTAGAAATAAATTAAAGGTATATAAAGGACCTGTTGTAAAAATACCTTGGGCAAATAATCAAAAAAATAAATATAAAATAAATAAATATTTAGCGGTAGAATATTGTAAATATATGATAGGTGAAGAAAAACAAGAATTTCAAGATTTATATGAAACAAGTAAAAAAAAAGATGATTTATCAGATTGTTATTTACAGGGTGTATATTTTATGAATAAATAATCTTATATCTTTTATATATTTTATATATTTTATATATATATATATATATATTATAATGAAAAACGAAGAAATACTGATTGTAATAATTGCATTTGTAATTGGTTATGTGTTAAATATGATTTTAAGACCAAACCATATAATCAAAAGAGATAAAATATCACACGATATTCATGTTAAGTCTAATCCTCCTGAATTGGGTACTAATTGTAAAGGATATTGTTTAAATAATAATATAAATCCACAAACGTTAATGATTCATAAGTCTGTGGGTGTTGAAGATTGTAAAAAAAAATGTCAAGAAAATAATGAATGTAAAGGGTTTAATTATAATACAGAATCAAACAATTGTTATTTGAAAAAACAAGAGTGTACAGGTATTGATCTTGAGCATTCTAACTTTATAAATAGTAATGTAAATTGCTCAACACCAACACCAGGAACACCAACACCGGGAACCCCAATATCAAATAATAAAACAACCTGTGGAGAATATATGAAAAACTATTATCCTGATTGGATAACATTAACGGATCCTAAAGATGAAGGTAATTTATGTTATATTAATGGAGATAATAAATTATGTTTAATTCATAAGGATATCGACACAAATAACATAAGAGGACCTTGTAAATTTAAATATAATAATAATAGAGATATAACTACATGTGAAAAATATGTTTATAATGATGATAATCCTGCGGGAAGTTATACTCCTCCTCCAAATTCCAAACAAAATACTAAATGTTGTGAAGCAATTTACTATAATGATGACCAAGATTTATATTGTAATTTTGGTATAGGAAAGGATGAAGAAAAAATGAAAGAATGTGTTCATATATGCGAGAAAAAAGAATGAATAATATTGTATATTACCCGCATTTAATATTCAATGTTAACGAAATTATCCGAAACCGTTGGGACAATATCTTAACATTCTTGCCGGTCCTCCCGAATTACAGTCACTTTTACACGATTCCAGCCATGCGTGTGTTTTAAGTCTTCTGTTCTCCGGAAGGGTGGGGAGATAATCGCAACACTTATTGCAATTTTAGACAGTTACCTCTGGTCCTGAAGTATGCTTATTTTTAACTGCCTTTAATTCTGCATTACCCTTGGCGGGGACTCTTGATAAATCACTTAGTAAACTTTGGTGTTTGTAAAAGTAGTATAAAAAGGCAATTAATAAAATAGCAATAATTCCGTGTTCAACCTTAAGATTCATTATTATATATACTATTAAAAATATTTTAAATTTTATGAATAAATAATTTTATAAATACATATAATTGGGTGGTTTATCTGTTTCAGGCAATCCCGAATCTAATAATTCTTTTAAATCTTGTTCTGTTAAGGTATAGGGTAACTTAAAATCTTCTAATTTATATGATAAATCAATATAACATGATTTTTTATCTTCATCATATAAAATATAATACATATTTATTTTAGATACAATCATATCTAAACAACGTTTTAGATTTCTAACTCCTTCTTCATTTTTAGTATAATCATTAATGATAATTTTTAAAATACCTTCTTCGATTATAACATTATCTTTTGTAAATTTGTAATTATTGTATATTTCAGGGATTAAATAATTATTGGCAATTTCTATTTTTTCTTCTAATTTAAATCCAGTTGTATGTATAACTTGCATTCTATCTTTTAAAATTTTATCAATTTTATGTTCATCATTAAATGAAAATATAAATAATATTTTGGATAGATCGATATTTACACCAGGGAAATAATTATCTTTATAAATTGAATTTTGAGATAAATCTGTTATATGGGTTAAAAAGTGTATAATTTCATCACCTTTACTTGTTTCACTAACTTTATCTAATTCATCAAAGTATATAATAGGATTCATACATTTAGTTTCAATTAATATATCAATTATTCTACCCCATGTTGATCCTTCATAAGTATAAGCATGACCATTAAAATAAGAAGAATCCGAAGATCCACCCAATGATATAAAAGCAAAAGGTCTATTAATTGCTTTAGCCACACCTTCTTTAATTAAAGTAGTTTTACCATTACCCATAGGTCCTTGTAAGGCTAAAATATTTCCACAAGAATCAGGATTCTGTATCCATTTGCACATAACTTGGAGGATATATGATTTAGCTTTATCATGTCCATAGATTGCTTCATTTAATTTAGAATGGGCTTGCTTTAAAAAATCCTTTTTTTCTTGTATGGAAGAATCAATATTGGTTGTTAAATTAATATATGTATTAAATGGAATTTTAAGAATACCATCTATCCAATGTTTCATTTTAGAATATTCACCCATAGAATTATCAAGTTGATTTAGTTTGTTTATATTATACATTGTTAAAGCACGAGTATCATCATCCATACCAGAATTTAATACTTTAAATTTAAATGGGATTTGAGTTCCATTGATATTTTTAATTTTTGACAATTGTCCTAAATATTTAATTTTAAGATCTTTAGATAATTTTTTAAAATATGAAAAATCATTTTCATATAAATCTTCAGAATTATCTTTACTCTCTAAATTTTTACAATGTTTTAAATATTCTTTGTCTTGTTCATCATTATTATCTTTTTCTTTTTCCTCTGATATCTTATTTGCTTCATAAATTAGTTTTTTGGTTATAATATTTATAAAATCTTGATTTTCTTCACTTGATGAAGAATCTATATGTAAGTCATTCATATCTAAATCTTCTTCATCTTCTTCATCTTCTTCACTACTACTTTCTTCGCTCCCATAAATATAATCTGAATCTTCTGAATCATTTTCATCTTCTTCAGAATCATCTGATAATCCTTGTTTAGATTTAGGTGTAGAATCTCCTGAATTATTATCACCATTATTTAATATAATATTTTCATTTGTTAATCTCCTTTTTTTAGATCTGGTATTATATATAATTTCCATGTTATATATATTAATTATTAATTTTTAAATAATTTGAAATTAATATAAATAATTTAATTAACTTAAAAAAAAAGATATAATATAATATAATATAATATGAATGAACCAGGTATTAAAAGTGTAGATTCAGTTCAATTTAGTATATTAAGCCCAACTGAAATTAAAAGACGTTCTGTAGTAGAAATAACAAAACAAGATACATATGATAAAGATGATCCAGTTATCAAAGGTTTATATGATCCAAGAATGGGAGTTACTGATATGGGTAAAGTATGTAAAAGTTGTAGTCAAAAGAATGTAAATTGTCCGGGACATTTTGGTCATATTACACTTGCTAGACCTGTATATAATTTTCATTTTATAGATTATGTATTGAAAATTTTAAATTGTATATGTTTCAAATGTTCCAAATTGCTTTTGAATAAAGATAATATATATGTTGATCGTGGTTCTAAAAAAAATCCAAAAAATAAATTTACTGAAATAAATACTGAAACTAAAAAAATAACAAGATGTGGTCAAGAAACTTCAGATGGTTGTAATTGTAAACAACCTGAAAAATATAAATGGAGTGGTTTAGATGGAATAAAAGCTATATTTAAAGGTTTAGAAATGGAAGAAGTCCCATTGAGTGTTGAATATATTAAAACATTATTTGAAAGAATTAGTGATGAAGATTGTTTATTTATGGGTTTAAGTCCTTTATATTGTAGACCCGAGTGGTTAATATGTTCTGTTTTACCTGTCCCACCTCCAGCGATGAGACCTTCCGTTAAAAAAGATAATTCACAGCGTCAGGATGATGATTTAACACATAAATTGGTGGATATAATTAAATCAAATAATACTTTAAAAATAAAAATAGAATCTAATGCAAAGGAATCTATCATTGAAGATTTAACGAAAGTGGTTCAATATCATGTAGCTACACTTATAGATAATGAAATACCAAATTTACCTCCATCGGTACATAGATCTGGAAGATCTTTAAAGGCCGTTCGTCAAAGATTAAAGGGGAAAGAAGGTCGTATTAGGAATAATTTAATGGGGAAGCGGGTTGATTTCTCGGCTAGAAGTGTAATAACACCCGATCCCAATATAGAATTAGATCAATTGGGAGTTCCCAAAAAAATAGCAATTAATCTAACATTTCCAGACAAGGTTAATATAATTAATCGAGAAAAATTAATTAAATTAGTTAGGAATGGTCCGGATATTCATCCTGGTGTTAAAAGTATAATTAAAACTAATTCAATGAAGATTACGATAAGTGATATGAATAAAGATACAATAGAATTAGAATTGGGTGATATAGTAAATAGACATTTAATAGATGGTGATTGGGTATTATTTAATCGGCAACCTTCTTTACATCGTATGAGTATGATGGGTCATCGGGTTAAAGTAATGTCGGGGAATACATTCAGATTAAATATTAGTGTCACCCCCCCATATAATGCTGATTTTGATGGAGATGAAATGAATTTACATGCTCCACAATCGATAGCAACAAAAATAGAATTGAGGGATATAATGGGTGTTACATATCAAATAATTAGTCCGAGAGAAAATAAACCAATTATTACAATTGTTCAAGATACTTTGGTGGGTATTTATAAATTAACATCTAGTTATGAATTTAAATATATTAGTCCTAGAGAAGATACAATATTATATTTAAAAAATACTGATTGTATAAGTATCAATAAGGGAACAAATTTGGATGATGAAGATAGTATTCAAACTATTATGAATGAATCATCATATTTTACTAAAAAGCAGATGATGAATATTATTAGTGATGTATCAACATTTGATGGTTCTTATCCAAAGGCAGATTATATATATGAATCGGGTGGGAAAAAGATATATAGATGGACGGGTAAACAGATATTATCATATATTTTGCCCAAATATATTAACCTGAAAATGGGGAATAATATTTGCGATGATGATAAAGATATAATTAATTTTGTAAATATAATAAATGGTGTAGTTGAAAGTGGAACGTTTGACAAAACATTATTTACAAAGACATCTAAGGGACTTATTCATACTATATTTAATGATAATGGTTCAGATGGTCCCGAACGAACCAAAGATTTCATCGATGATTTACAAAAAATCATTAATTATTTTATATTAATAGAAGGATTTAGTGTTGGTATTAGTGATATGATAGTAAATACATCAACAATGGATAATATTAAAGGAATTATAGATGAAAAGAAAGAGGAAGTAAAATCAATTATGCAAGATATACATTTTAATATATTTGATAATTTTACAGGTAGTTCGAATAGAGATCATTTTGAGAGTAAAGTGAATGGGGTTTTAAATCAATCCATAAATCAAACAGGTAAATTGGTATTAGAGAATTTAAAACATGACAATAGAGCTAGTGCGATGATTAATTCTGGTTCTAAAGGTAAATTAACAAATATCTCCCAAATGGTAGCTTGTTTAGGGCAACAAAATGTAGATGGTAAACGGATACCCTATGGTTTTGAAGATAGAACTTTGCCTCATTTTAAAAAGTTTGATGATACTGCTGAAGCTAGGGGATATGTATCCAATTCATTTATATCGGGTCAAACCCCTCAAGAGTTTTTCTTTCATGCTATGGGTGGTCGCGAAGGTTTAATAGATACAGCAGTTAAAACATCAGCTACAGGATATATTCAGAGGAAATTGGTTAAATCGATGGAAGATTTAAAAGTAGAATATGATTTTTCGGTTAGAACATCTTCCGGTATCATTGTTCAATATATATATGGAGATGAGGGATTTGATTCTACAACTATTGAATCACAACCTTTATTAATCATAAATATGAAAATAGGTGATATAATTAAAAATTTCACATTTGACCCTGACGATGATTTAAGTAAATATTATACTGAAGAAATTATTCAAGAATTAAAAGAAAAGGATATGAAAAAAATATATGGGGACATTGCTATTAAATTAATTGAATATAGAAATTATATGATAACTAAAATATTTAATTATGAAATCAAAAATAATATATGGTTCCCCGTCCATATACAAAGGATAATTTCAAATATTTGTAAAAAAAATAAGAAAATATCAGATATATCCCCAATAGATATTTTGAAACAAAATGAAGAATTAAAAGAAGAATTATATGTATCTGATAATTTTAAATTAAATGAGATTTTAAATATGCTTATTGATATTCATTTAAATCCAAAATTATTGGTTAAACAATTTTATATTCAAAAAAATGAATATTTATTTATAATAGAAACAATTAAAAACAGATATAATCGGTCTATTGTAAATCCTGGTGAAATGGTTGGAACATTAGCAGCACAAAGTATAGGAGAACCAGCTACCCAAATGACATTAAATACGTTTCATTTCGCAGGTGTAAGTTCTAAATCTAATGTAACGAGAGGCATTCCAAGATTACAGGAATTATTATCTACTTCATCGAATTTAGCATCTCCCTCTGTTAAGGTATATTTAAATTCCGAATATAAGTACAATAAACAAAAATGTAATTTTATAAAAAATAATTTAGAACATACTATATTAAATGATATCGTTAAGGATAGCTATATATATTATGATCCTAAACATACTAAATACGAATCATCAATACAACAAGATAATCAATTTTTAAAAATATATAAAGAATTTTTTGAACAGGAAGACGAAGAAGAAGATGATATACCACCATGGATTATAAGGTTCGTATTTGATAAAGAAAAAATGTTAGATAGGGGAATCATAATGGAAGATATTTATTTATGTATAATGCAAGAATATAATAATGATATAAAATTTGTATATTCTGATCAAAATTCTAAAGAATTAATTGGGAGAATATCAATTCACAAAAATATGAAAGGTTATTATGATGGTATAAATAATGTATATTCACAGACAGAAATTATTCCCATATTTAAAAAATATGAAGAAGAATTATTAATGAATGTAAGAATTAAAGGTATTGAAAATATAACAAATATAGTTATGAGTGAAGAGAATGTAGTTGTATATGATAAAGGTGAATATGATTATAAGAAAGAATGGGTTCTTGAAACTGATGGAACAAATTTATTAGAAATATTATCAAACAAGATGGTTAATTATATTAAGACTTCTTCTAACGATATAAATGAAATATATGATATATTAGGAATTGAAGCCGCGAGAAATAAATTAATTGAAGAGATTACATTATTAATAGAATATGATGGATCATATATTAATAGTAGACATATTGAATTGTTAGCAGAAACCATGACATTCTCGGGTTCACTGATATCTATTAATAGGCAGGGTATAAATAGGGGTGATATTGGACCTTTGGCTAAATGTTCATTTGAAGATACCACCGATCAATTAATTAAATCATCTGTATTTGGTGAAGTTGATAGATTAGATGGTGTATCAAGTAATATTATGATGGGTCAAAATATTCATGCTGGAACAAATAATTGTGAAATATTATTAGATGAAGATAAATTATTCGAACAATTGTTACAACAAGAACAAGAAGTCCCTGATGATTTGGACATACCATTAGATATCAGAGATGTAAATGATATATTAAATGAAATAGATGAAGATGATGTATGTGATATAGATTCTTTTAAAATGAGTCATGAATAAATTTAATCCCAATATAATTCTTTTATAGTTGTATAATCTAAATATTTTCTATTGTTATCAGTTATATATATAGTTAAGTGTTGATCAATAATGAATGGAGAACGACTCGTCCATTTATTTTTTTTTAATAAAATATTTAAATATTCAATTCTACCCAAAATTCCTTTGAAATTATTACCCCGTCTATTTTTAAAAGCCCATTCACATTGCATGGCTTCAGATTTATTTATAAATCCATCTATTATACATACTGGTTTCCAATCACTTTTTTTTTTAGTAAATTTTGCTCCACCAGATAACATAGAGTTATGTTGTTGAATTCTTCTTTCAAAATTATTGGTCATTCCAATATAATATAAATTATCAGATATAATTAGATAAACTAAATATGACATTATATTATATTATTATATATTATATTATATTAATGAATGGACCTTTCACATTTAAAGATCAAGAAACACTATATACAGACATGGAACAATTGAGAGATTCGGAAGAAACGTCTAATGATGATTATTCTAATAAAAATAAAGAAGATTTGATTAAAGAAATTCAACAACTAAAAGCAAAACAAAATAATTCTGATTTTTATAATTCAAGTAACCCTGTAAGTAGGCATAATATGTATGATATAAATAAATTACAAAGTTCAGATGGTAATATATATGGTGATAATAAAACAGCCGACTTTTTAAATTCGAGTGTATTTATAGAATGTGTAAATGCTATTATTAAAAAAGACGATGATGATGATGATAAATTTATTAATTTTTTCAAGACTAACAAAATATCAGAATATAAAAGTGAACATTTTTCATATATTAAAAATAAAGTAGATTCATTTTTAAAACTTGAACCTTCAAGTTATGAAAATTGTTTTAAAAAAATAAATAACTATAATGATATAGTTTGTTCGGGCGGTATTATATATTCCACCATTTATTTTATAACAAATATATTTACATTTTTTTCAACTAGTATTCAAGTTTCCAATATAAAATCAGGGACAGAAGATTATAAAAATTTAAAAAGACTTTATGATATATTCTTAAATAATCTAGATGCGATTATTAAAAAAACTATTGATATATCAAAGTATTTTGAAAATAAATTGTGCAAAGGTAAAACATCATCTATAACAACATTAGCTGAAGCAACATATGAGAATCTATTTAAAAATACAAAAACAACCAACATTAATTATAAATTATTTGATAAAGTAGATCTTAAGATTACTTTTTTGGAAAAATTAAGAAAAAGTTTTTTTGGTCAAATTATTATTTTTATAGCAATTGCATATATTTTTTATAAATTAATAAATATGTTAAATTAATATATGTCAGACAATCAAACGTCAAAAACTCAACCCGACGAAGAATTAAATGATAATGAAGAATTAAATGATAAAGGTGAAAAATATAAATTATATAGAGGTGATACATTTAAACGCACTCGTGGAGTGGATGGAGGTAGTGATATTGAAGAAGAATCAGACGAATCGGATTCTGAAGATGAATCGGATTCTGATGATGAAACTTTATATACTGAAGATGATGAAAAAATAATTGAAAAATTACATATGTTTGAACAGATGTTTGAAACTTTTTTAAAACCAATTATAACATTTTTTACTAAAATAAATTATAGTAATACATTTATCCAAATAAGTATTATAGTATCAATTGTATATATTATATCATCTATAATAAGTATGATACATATTAATGTAGATTACTCAAGATGATTATTAGGGGCCGAGATTATCCCACACATACTGATCCATATGTGTTATGTGAAACACAATTATTTCCAGCGCCCATTTCTTGACATTTTTTATCACCTTCGTCACCTTGGTTACAACATTTTACATACTTCGCCAAGTAGGGACGTATCCCCACAATTTTTGTACAATTATTATATTTATCTGTTTGTTCTTCAGATTTTCTTATATCAATAATTTCACCAATTTCACCAATTATTTTGTTAATTGTTTTTATATTATTTTTAATTGTTTCCCCGTGAAACTCTTTAAAAAACTTTTTCATCGACATACAGGCTTGATCATCTTCATCATCTTCATCACAAGCATCATATCCATCAATATCAATAATCGCACTAAAATTTGCACTTAAATTTTGTAACACTTGTAAATTATGATTTAATTGTTCAAGTGTTAAATCAGAAATATTACCACTACTACATTTTTCACCTTTTATACACTTTGTTTCACCATTTTTATTATCCTCTACACACGCGTAGCCTTCATAGTCATATTGGGTACCGCAATCATCACCATAATCCATCCCATCACATTTACCTTCCACAAGACCTCCCTCTAAAAAACTCAATGAAAGTCTACCTTTACAAGAAGTATCTGTATATTCCATATCCGCTCCACAGTAGGATTCAAGTTCTGACCCACCTCCGCCACCGGCCCCTGCATTTATTAAATAATTGTAACAATCTAATTTTGTTCTCCCATTTGAAAATTTAGATTCACTATTTTTTGGTTTAGATTCACCTGTTTTCTCAGATACTGAATGTAAATTTATATTATTTTTAACCTTATTATTCTTAAACTTATTATAATTATTAACCCTATCATCTATATCCGTATATTTTTTAAACATTTTAGGAAAGGTATATTCCAACAACTTACCCGTGAATGTTGACGTTCTTTTACCTTCAATCAAACTACCATGATAAATTTTATAAATAATATATAAACTTATTATTACAATTACAACCATCAATATATCATCTACCTTAATATTCATATATAATATATATAATATAAAAATTAAAATTAAATAAAATTATAAAAAAAATCACCACCATAAACGTGGTTTTATTTTTATATTATTGCGTATATCACTTTTTTTTATGGTTTTCTTTTCTTGAATATATTTGGTATCAAAAAAATAAATATTTTTAATATTTTCTTTTAACATAAAATCATAATCTATTATAACAGGTATATTGATAATATCTCGGTAAAGTTCTTTTATATTTTTAAGATTATATATCACAACATTTGTTCCAAATACATGTTTATTTTTAAAATCGTCATATTTATTAATTCCATTTCGATTTAATTTACAGGATGGATTTATACCTAAAATTATATTCCAATCTGTAATTTCCAATGGTTCTTTTAATTTATCTATGAATTTACTATCAAAAAAAGTATCGTCCTCTACAATTAAAACAAAATCATTTGTTTTTTTATTTTTATATTTGTTAAATAATCTGTTCAATATACATATATGAGAACAATAACAACCTGTAATCCCCGGTAGTTTATTAGCATTTTTACTATGTTTTATTTTATCTTTTATAAATTGATATTCAGTAGCATCACTTGGTTCTATCGCTCTAAATCTTGTAATTTGAATGTGTTTAAAATGAAAATTTAAAAAATTTTTTATATATTCATCTCTATCCGTGCGTTTATCTAAATTTATATATATAATTTCTTTTATATTATCATAAATATTCATATTAATAATAATAATATTTTTAAAACTATTAAAAAACATATGGAATATATCTAAATTCATCATTACTATATTTTTCAATATCATATTTATTCCCATTTACCTCTACATGATCTTTTTCATATAATTCTTGGCATCCGTGTTCATCGGTACATTTTCTTCCTTTTATAGTTATTGGTATTTTTAATGCTAAATCAGAATCAGTTGATGTATAATAATTCCACTGATTAGATCCCTGATAAGTTTGTCGCCCATATAATGGTTTAATATCTTTTAAATTATTTCTATTAGTTAATATCCCCATTTGTTGATATTCTGTTGGATATCCTCTAGTTCTTATATTAATAGGCATTTGTCTAACGGGTCTAATAACTCTATCATCATAAGTCCGATTATCTGACACAAACCCGGGCGCTTCCGTCCTTTCATGTAATCTATTTTCCGTGTAATCATTCTCATAAAATATTATATTTGGATTATCATTAAATGTTACAGTTTTTTTTAATTGTTTCTCAATTATTACAGGTTTCTCTATTTCTTTGTCTATTACTACAGGGGTTTCTATCTCTTTATATATGATAGTTGGTTTTTCTTTATAAATATTAATGATTAAATATATACCATAAAAGATTGGAATTAATAATAAAAAAATTATAAATATATAATTGTATTTCTTCATATTAATAGTAAATATATTTTTATAATAATAAATGTTTATTCGATTCAATTTTTAGATAACATTTATTAATTGTAACCTCTGATATATTACAAACTTCAGAAATTTTTTTCCTAGTAATATTTAATTTATAATATAATTATATATCAAAGATTAACATATAATTAAAATATTGTATAAGTATATATTATAATGAATCTGGAAGTTGAACATGGAATTATTGCTTTATTATTAATTGCCTTTTTATACTACTTTTTCACACACCAAAGTTTATTAAGTGATTTATTTAAAATATCTGATAAAGGTAATCCACAATTGAAGGTGGTTAAAAATAAACATACTAGGGGGTTAACTTGCGGGGTCATGTCTCTTTTTTCCAGTGAAACGTATGATCAGGTGTGCAAACCAACTCATGAAAACACTCAACCCTTGTGCCACGGATGTACCCCACCTTCCGATTAATATATAAATAAATATTAATAGTATATATATATTTTTATAATAATAAATGTTTATTCGATTCAATTTTTAGATAACATTTATTAATTGTAACCTCTGATATATTACAAACTTCAGAAATTTTTTTCCTAGTAATATTTAATTTATGTTCATTGATGTATAAATAAATACATCCTGCGGCAATTGATGGGGGTGTATTTTCAGAGATTATATTATTATCCATAGTTTTTTTAGATATCTCTTTAATTTTTATAACGTCATCTGTATTTATATTTAATTTATAACAAAATCTTTCTATAAAATCACACTGATTGATTGTATTATGTTTTTCAATTCTAGTATTATTACTATTTAATTGGAGTATCTCTTGGAGAGATTTAATACCTTTTGTAACTAAGACCGGTCTAATATCAAATATTTTTGCCATTTCTTTACTACTTCTTGGGACCTTGCAATTTTTACAAGCAAAATAAACACAAGCAGCTATCAAACCATTTCTATTATTACCCCTAGATATTTTCGTTTCTGATGCTATTGTATATAAAGAGTTTGCCTCTTTGATAATTATTAAAGGAATCCCATTCTTTTCACAAACAGCTTTAATATCATTAAATATTTTATATCTACTTCTTTCTTTATATGTCATACCATTCCATTGTTGAAACCTTTTAACTTTATGAATATCTTTATTAGTCGTGTACATATTAGAAACAGTTGAACCGATAGATGATTTAGGTAATAATACATTTACAGGCATCCCACAACGATTGGGATCGGTTGTACGATTATCTTCTGAACCATAAAATCTCCATTCGGCTCCACTTGTTAAATTGGAAATAGTGGAATTACATTTTTTACAAATAGTTATTTTTCCAGATAGTATATAATTTTCCTCATTTTCACAACATTTAATGCATTCTGTATCCTTATTACTTAATAAGTCTAATTCACCGAATAAATCATTTATTTCGGTTTCATCCATTATCGAATTAAAATATATTAGTTTATTTTTAAATAATTTTAAAATCAAATTAAATAAATGGTGATTGAGATAATTTCAGGATTATTAATATGTACAATTGATGATTTATTTGATAAATCTATTTATGAAAAACATTCAATAGATTTAATATTAAATTGTTCTATTGATTTACCATTTGTAGATATACCTAAAATTGAAAAAATTAGATTACCATTAAAAGACATGATGACCTTAAAAAATAATTTAGATAAGATTTTAAATTTTATTCATAATAATTATCTCGATAAAAATATATTAATTGCTTCAAATGAAGATTATAATATTGTCATTTGTGCTTTATTTTTAATTAAGTATGGGTCAATATCTGTAGTGGATATTCAAAATATTATGAAAATGAAACATGATAAACTTATCATTGATAGAAACTTAAATGAATTTTTATAGATGTTATTAATAATTTGATAAATATATATTTAAAATATTAAATATAATAATTACAATATGTTTAAAAAAACTTGTATTCTAGATTTTGAAACGACTGGTTTAATACCAACTAAAGATGAAATTATAGAAGTAGCTTTAAAAGTAAATGAAAAAGATATTAAATATGAATCACTCGTGAAACCGGATAGAGTGGGTAAAGCTAAACCAGGTTACAATGGAGCATATATTGTTCCAAAAATAACTGAAATAACTGGGATAACTAATCAAATGATTCACTCAAAGGGTATAACACAGCAACAAGTTGCTAAAGATATTTATAAATTTTTAATTGATAATGATATTAAATATATCATGGCACACAATGGAGAAAGATTTGATTTTATATTTTTAAAAATATTATTTATGAAATATAATTTAGATTATAGTCATTTATATTTCATTGATACAATTTATCTAATAAAAAATATATATAAAAAACAAAATAAAACTAAAGATAGTTATTCACAAAAAAATTTGTGTCTAAATTACAATATCGTTCAACATAATGCCCACCGCGCCATTGGTGATGTTATTGATTTAGAAGATCTAATAAATCGAATCATATCTGATTATTCAGAATTTTTAAATAAATATATAAATTATAATAGTCAATTAATATACGAACTATCTGTAGGTGAAAAATTATCTGATATAATGCTCGAATACATTAGTAAATTTATAACATTTATAGAATCCGATCAAATGCATTATTTAATTATAGATATCAATCCTTACAAAAGATCATTATTATATAATTGGATTGAATGTAATTATCTAGAAAAAATAGAACATAAAACAGATAGTAATAATTTATTATTCACTAAATAATATTATTTTTAAATAGTCTCTTCTTCTTATTTACACCATTATTCTGAAATTCTTCTTCCGAACCCTCTAAAGGGACATCTATAGATAATGGATGTTTTTTATGATTAATGTATTTTTTTTGAACAAGTATATATTTTTTATCAATTAATTTAGGGTAAATATATTCTATTAAAGCTATAGATCTTAATTTATCATCCCCGAAACAACTATTATTTGGATACACCCCATAAGGAGTATTTTCTATGCGGTTATGATATTGATTATATGCTGATACTGACCAATGACCTCCATGTTTTTCACCACGTTTCTCCCATATTTCACCTATTTTTTTTCTTCTTTCTTGTTCGCTTATTCCCAATTTATCCAAAGAAACTAAAACTCCGGGTCCGAGAGACCAACACGAATTCATATTATTATTCATTATTAAATAATTATATTTTATTCTCTATATATTTTAATATTATCATCTAATGCATAAATATATATATCTTTTAATATTCTTTTATTTTTACCAGAAACTAAAATACCTTTATCTTTTAATTCAGTAATCATTTCCTCTGTATTTTTATTTATTTTAGTTTTAGTTTTAGTTTTCTTTTTCTTTTTCTTTTTCTTTTTATTTTTATTTTTCTTTTTATCATTGTTTATATTATCATTATCATTCTTATTTTCAATCGCATCAACTTTATCATAATCAATAGTTCCCTCAATTACCTTTTCTTCTTCTTTATCTTTTTCTTCTTCTTTATCTATTTTAACATCATTTTTTTTTACATCATTTACAATTTCATCTATTTTTACATCAATGACACGATTTAATAATTTATTTTTATTATTTTCTCGTTTTGTTTCTTTATTTTCTTTTCTAATAATAATTTTAGGGGAATGTTTTTTATTTTTATTTCTAAATGTTTTTTTAGGATTTATATCACCTTTTAGATATTTTTTATAGGTTTTCTTTTTTGTTTTCGTATTTGTATTTATTTTTTTTATATTTAACGTTCCATCATCTAATAATTTAGATATATTATTCATATATATATATATATATATAATTAAAAAAAATATAGAAATAAATATTATTATTATTATTATTATTATTATTATTATTATTATTATTATTATAATATGATAAAGAATATATTAAATAGAGTCTCGGATTAATTTTAATTCATTGAGCCATATTCCTTGAATCGTCTTTTTATTTAATGAATCATACATTTTATTTAATTTGTCTATTTTTGATTTTAATTCATTTATCTTATTACTTGTAAAATGACTAATCGGAATATTAACTAAATAATTAAAAGATTCCTTTCTATAACTAGTTTCTATTTTTCCATCTACTATATATGGGAACTTATTATCTTTTAATGATTTAATTATATTATCTTGTGTATTTTTATAGATAACAATTTCATCATCTATAACATTCTGAATAAATTTTAATTTAGATTCATGGATAATTCTATCTTTATTAATATCTGATAACATGTATTCTTTGCGTTTAGAATATAAACTAAAACGAATTTTATAAAATTCATCAAATATATCAGAAATTTTATTATACTTTTTTATATGTCCACTATCTTCATATAAATGAATATTTGATATGCTTTTCGTACTGGATAGTTTAAACATTCTTTCAATAGAATCTAAATTATCTTTATCATTACAAGTTATAAATTGTGATATATTATTAGTCATTCTAATAATAAATTTAATTTTATCATCTGTTGAATGATCTTCATAATCAATAATAAATTTATTCTTAGATTTAGAATCTTTTTTATCATAAATACAACTATTTAAGAATTCTTTATAATTAGATGTCCATGTCCCCACGGGTAGTTCAGTTATAACAATTTTATCTTTTCCAATAATATCATATTTACCTTTTGTAATAAACTTTTGATCAGATATTTTTTGTATGGTTCCATTAAATCCTTTATACCAGGGAATTATTTCTTTATAATCCAATCCATTAATTTTATTTTCTATATTATCAATGACATCAATTGGATTAAATTGTGGTATATCTGTGCTAAATCCTGTTCCAATACCTTTCATACCATTTACTAATACCATTGGGATAACTGGAACATAGTAAGTGGGTTCAACAATTAATCCATCATCATTTTCATAATGTAATAATGGAAAATCTTCAATTGGATATATTAAATTTACAATCTTATTTAATTCAGTATGAATATACCTTGGACTTGCGGAATCTGCTCCCCCCATAATCCTTGAACCAAATTGACCATTGGGTTTTAGTAAATTAATATTATTTGTCCCGGTGAAAACCTGCGCCATCCCTATAATAGTTGATTGTAAAGACGCTTCACCATGATGATATGCTGCGTGTTCGCTCACATAACCTGCTAATTGAGCCACTCTTATTTCTTGATATAATTTTCTTTTGAAACAACAATATAATATTTTTCTTTGAGATGGTTTTAATCCATCATAAATAGATCCAATAGATCTCTTTGTATCGCTATTTGAAAAATGAATCAATTCTTTATCAATAAAATCTTCTATTTGGACTATTTTAGTATTATTTAATATATTTTTAGGATTATATGAATATAACCATTGTTTACGATCATTCGCAAATTCTTTTTTAAAGGCTAAATTCATTTTCTCAATAGTTTTTTCATTAAAATTATAACTAGTTATTTGCATATTTTTAAAATATTCTTTGGCTTCATTTGCCGTACTAGTCCCCAACCCCTTGTAATATTTACAATTCCATTTTTGATAATTTAGAGTTGTTTTCTTCCAATCTTCATAATCAGATAAGTTATAAAAACTAATACTATCTTTTTTCAATGATACTTTAACGATCGGTGTAATCATTGCTTTAATAAAATTTAGTTTTAATAAACTTGGCCATAATGTTTCGAATATCAACATAACCAAACCTTTAATATGAGATCCATCATGATCCTGATCAGTCATAATCATGATACTCCCATATCTCAATTTATTAATATCTTTATATTCTTTCCCACTCTCTAATCCTAATATTTTTTTAAGATTTGTTATTTCAGCATTATCTGTTATCTGTTTAATTGATGCTTCTTTAACATTTAAAACTTTTCCTCTCAATGGGAATACACCATATTTATCTCTACCTACTACACTTAAACCACTAATCGCCATAGTCTTTGCTGAATCTCCTTCAGTTAATATTAAGATAGTTTGACCTGATTTATTTGTTCCCGCCCAATTAGCGTCATCTAACTTGGGAACATTTATTTTATTTTTCTTAACACCATCTGTTTTTTTAGAATCTTTATTTGATTTAAATTCAGCAAATGATAATACTTTATCTATAATATCTAAATTATCAGCAATTTTTTTAATAAATTTATCATTAATTAAAGGTTTAGAACCAAATTTACTTGGTGCTGTAATTAATCTTTCTTTAGATTGACTATCAAATGACGGATCTTCAATGACACAATTAATAAATATTTTCATATAATTTTTAATATAATTATCAGGGATAGTTTTTTTGTGTTTCTTTAAAATATATGAACATAATCCATTTGTAATTTGTTTCACAATTAAATCAACATGTTTCCCACCTTTAGGTGTATATATACCATTTACAAATGAATAATTCTCAAATTTATCAGTTTCACTTATAGATAATCCAATTTCCCAACGATCATGTATTTTTTCAAATACTTTCTTTTTATCGGTTAGATATAGATCGATATAACTATCAAATGTATTAATAGTTAATTTTTTTTTATTAAAATATAAATTTAAAGATTTATCCGTTGTTCCCCCAATATCATATATCCTCCGAATCATCATATGTATCATATCTTTAGAATAAGATTCAATACCGAACCTTTTAAAATCTGTAATCCAAGAAATTTTAGTATATGGTTTACCTTTAACTTTTGTGATAACAGGTTTACCCTTTACACTCATATTATTTTTAAATTCTTGTACATATTTTAATCCTCGTTTATGATCAACTGTTTCAACTCTAAACATAGTTGAGAATAAATTAGTTAATTTAGCTCCAAAACCATTCTTTCCACCCGTTGTCTTACCTCTTTGATTATAATTTTTAGATGTCAATAATTCGCCGAGTATCATGCCAACTATCCAATATGGTTTTCCATCTTTATCTTTTTCTGTTGGATGTTGAGCTACATCAATACCATTCCCATTATTATAAATACTCCACATTTGTGTCTTTTCATCAAATTCAATTTTAATATCTGTGACAGGAATAATACCTTTAGTTTTTGATTTAATTGCATCATCTAATCTAATTTTTTGATCCCTTGAATTCACAAGGATTTCATCAAATAGTTTTAATATAGCAGGAATAAATTTACATTCAGAAACAATAATTTTATCTTCTATAAATAATGGAAGTATATCCTCAATTTCATCTGAACCACCTACAAATGTATCAGGTTCATCCAAAACTTGTTGATGTAATTCCTTTTTCTTATAATCATTTAACGACATTATATATTATATATATATAGATTTATTACCTTAAATATTTTCAAATTATTTTATTTTTTAAAAATTCATATTTATCTAAATTAAATATGGAATTATCTATTTTTCTAGTATATGTATTTTTAATATGTTCTTTAAATTCAGTAAATATATTATAGGATTCACATATATCAATTAATTCACCAACAATTTTTAAAGTTATATTTTTATCTGAAGCTGATACTACATCAGGAGTCGTTAAATTTTCTAAATTCCCCGAGGCTATAAATCCATTAAAACAATGACTAGATATATATAATTCATGTTTTAATATAAATTTAAAAAAATTTTCATACATAATATCTAAATCAGTATATTGTTCACCTTGTTTTTCAATAATTTGATTTTTATATTCTTCTGTAATATTTTCATAATCTTTATTATTGTCTTTACATAATAAAGAAATATATTCACCGAATGCTTCTATTCTATTTTTATTTAATATCATATTCTCAACAACTTTATAATGTTTCGTATTATATTTTAAACAATATCCAAAATCATATATAATTATTTTATTTTTATGAATACCCCAGTTTCCATCATGGAGGTCGGCATGACATATACCATAATGAGGACAGGCAAGATTATATAATAATAATTTCATAAATATATGTTTTGTTTTAAATGTAGATAATTCAGTTTTATCATCTTCTTCTAAATATGTCATCATTATAATATGTTTACTAAATTTAATTACATCGGGGATTATATATAAACTATCATCATGTATTTGTTTAAAAGTTAATATATTATTTACTTCTTTATTTAAATCAATTTGTTCATATAATTCTTTAAATATATCATTATAATTATAAATAGGTATATATTTTTTAATATTTATACATCTATTTACAATATTAAATAATTTAGTAAATATTGAAAATTCATATTCTATATTGGGATGAAGTATTTTTAAAGCATAATATTTTTTACTCTTTTTATGCATAATTTTATAAACTTGACCCATTGACCCAGAACCCAATACATTTAATATATCATATTCTGTTTCTATGTCACAATCAAAATCTTTTTTATATATATATTTGGTATAGTCTAGATCATGAATATTACATTGATTATAATATTTGGAGAACATTTTAATAAATTTTTTATCGATATCAAGAGAATATAATCTAGGTAGTATCCATTGAATTATTTTTATAAATAAACAACCTGAATTATCAACCGATTCTGTTATATTTTTTATGACAATTTCATCATTATATAATTTATTTTGAATACAATTATATATTAAATAAGTAGATCTAATTATATTATAATATAGTTTAAACATCATAATATATAATATAAATTATAATTTAATGTATCCTTAAACGTTTATACTTAAATAATTAAATAGTAATATTATTAATGTCATCTAATATTTTAAAGAGTATTAAGGAATTATTAATATTTTACGTAAAAACACACTATGAAAATTATCTCAAAGAAAATAATTTAACTATTATTATGGATGAAAAAATACATGGTGTTATAGAACAAATATATGAAGAAAAAAAAGAACATTCTAAAATATTTATTAAAGATTCATTAAAAACATTGTATAAAGAAGAATATCCAGGTGATAAACAAATAAATTTATTATTATTGGATATATATGAAGATGATGTAATATTAATTAAAAAAATGGAAACCCAAATAATTAAATATCAAAATGAAAGGAAAACTAAATAATTTATTTAATATCATTAGTCCACTTATGACCACAAACATTACATACATATAAAAATTTCAAATTTTTTTCATCATATTTAATATAATTTATACTACTATTCATTGTTTTATTTGTTTCACATTCTTTATTTATACATTTAATATTTTTATTTTTAATTGTGGGGATTGTTGGGTCTAATGATAAATATTTATTAGTATTTAATATTTCTTCTAATTTCAATTCTTTATTTATATTTATAGATATACTTTGTTTATCTTTAATTTCTTCTATATGGGAACATCTAGAACATATATGAATAGGACTACCATCTTCTTGAAGACAAAAATCCATTAAATTACTACAATTTTCACAAAATTTAAAGTTCATTATGATATATTATTAATAACATATTATTATATTGTTTTCAAATTTTTTTAATAATAAATATAATAATGATAGATGTTGATATTATACAAAGATTTAAAGTAGGATGTATATTTGTATTACAAATATATAAAGTAACAACAGGAACATTAATGTCTTTATTTATACCTCAAAGTTGTGGTGATCATGTATGTACTATTAAAGAAAATTATAATAATAATGAAATATATCATAAAACAGTATTATATTGGAATATGTTTTCAATGATGACATTTTATATATATTATATGGTAGAACTAATAAGAGAAGAATGGGCTATTAAATATTTAGATATAGATAATAATAAATCAGATAATGGGTTAAAAAATATAATTATTCATGAACCCAAATTAGATAAAAAAATGGACCGATTAAATAAATATTATTATTACACACTTATATTTAATATCATGATATATTTTATAAATGTAATGTTGACTATTAAATTACTAAAAGATAAATATTATAGTAATTCAACTTTATCGTGTTTTTTAAGTTTCACATTATTAGTTCTAAATAAATTATATAATTCATTAATTGTGGCTCGGGAATCTGTAAAGAATGATAAAATGATGAGTTCTTATATGTCAGAATTTGTTAGTTTTAATGTATTAGATGCTGATTATTTAGAAAAAAAAGAAAAAGAGAAAGAAAAAATAGATTTAATACCTTCAAATAATCCATAAAATTTAATTTGAAAACAATTTAATAAAATGATATAAAAATATACTAATATATCATTTATAATGTTCTCCAAGTATGAATCCAACCAAAAGTTGAAAGATGCTGCTTCCCTATGGGAATCAGGTTCTAAAGATGTGATTGAGATCACTAATGAAGATGGAACGAAAGAATTTGCCAATGGAACTATCAAGGGTGTCCCACCATTCCACAAACCAGAAATAATCGAAGACATGAAGAGTAAGACTTTCGTGTGTGAATCAGAAAATTGCTATGCTTTTATTCCAGGTGCTTTCAGGGGTGGGTCCACACCTAATAAGATGCAACCTGTAAGATTTGAGATCGGTGGTGAAGGTTCTCTCCAGTCTTTAGTCCATACATTGGTAGTCCCTAAAACAATTCGCAAGATTAGTTGCGACACACTCCAGGTTTCTGATGAATCTCTCATAAATGAGATGAAAGAACTTGGGAAAAAGTCTGTTCAGATGTTGATTGAGGGTGATGAACATATGATTGGTTCTTTGAAATGGCAACTTGAATTGACCGGGGAAGTCGAAATTGACGGAACAATGATATCAATGGAACTGAAACCTGGAGATATGTCACCTATGCCTCTGGAAGAAGGTTTGATCCCCGCAAAATTGGTTCAAGAATACAAAGAATATAAGACTCTACCTCCAAATATTATGGGATCTTTGCGACAATCGTTCCACAGGTATGGTCATTACACGATTGCCAGTCTACATATGCATACTTATATGGGTAATTTTATAACGCTGGCTCACGATAAGGCAGAAGAAAAATATGAAGGTGATTTCAAGAATGTCCACGTTGATGATGTTATGCATTATATTAAAGATGTGGGACAATTGGAAGATGGAATGGATGGACTTTGTCGGACACAATCTTCCACGAGTCGTTAATTATAATAAGTGTATATAAATATAAATTTAATATAAGTATAATATTAATAAATATGTCTGAAAAAGAAATTATAAATTGTTCAATATGTTTAAATGATTTTGAAAAAAATGATATGTGTAATACAGAGTGCAATCATTTTTTTTGTATGGAATGTTTAGATTCTTGGTTTAATAAAAAAAAAACATCTTGTCCTATGTGTAGATCAGAAATAAAATCTTATAAGTATCTTGATGAAAACTATAAAATAATATCAATTAATAAAGCCAGAGTTAGAAGAGAAATTATATATAGACATGGTGGAGATTTAAATACAATACTTATAAATAAAAATAAGTATATATGTATGCAGATTATAAATATATTTTCTATATTAGCTACTTGTTCAGCGGGATATATTATATTAAGTGATTGTTAAATTATTATTTTATTATGTTCTTTTTTTAAAAAAAAAAATATTTGTTATATATATATATAATAATGGGTGGAGGATTAATGCAATTAGTAGCATATGGAGCTCAAGATGTATATTTGACGGGTAACCCCCAAATTACTTTTTTTAAAGTAGTATACAGGAGACACACGAATTTTTCTATGGAATCTATTAAACAGGTATGGGCCGGTGGAGCCACTTCGGGGAGTGCATCAGCTACTATATCTAGAAATGGTGATTTGGTATATGGATTACATATGCAGATGGATCTAATAGGCACAGACCACGGGGCGACATTTGGAAGTTTGCCTCATAGGTCTATTGATACTATCGAATGTGAGATTGGTGGTCAACTAATTGATAGACAATATGGTGAATGGTTGGAAATTCAGCATGAATTGACGGAACCTTATAGGTTATTAAACTTAGGAGACGACAATATGATTGGTTATGGACCAACAACTATGCTTGCGAAGGATATGTGCGGGAGATTTCATGTCCCCTTAAAATTTTGGTTTTGTAGAAATCCTGGATTAGCATTACCTTTAATTGCTCTTCAATACCATGAAGTTAAAATTAATTTAGTATATGATGATAATTTTAATGGAACATATTGTAATGTTCATAAAAATCATTTGTATGCTGATTATATTTATTTAGATACAGATGAAAGGAGAAGGTTCGCGCAAGTTTCACATGAATATTTAATTGAACAACTTCAAAGGAGAGAATTCAGTGGTGTCAACTCTGTAATGGATTTAACTTTCAATCATCCGGTTAAAGAATTAGTATGGTGTAAACCACGAGTTTATACAGCAAGGGGTTATAATTCACTTCCAGGCACACAGGGGAGAGACACGAAAGGATGGGAAGACACTAGATATATTTTAAAGTTAAATGGACACGATAGATTTTCTGAAAGACCTATAGAATATTTTACTCAATATCAAGTTTGGCGTCACCATACTTCCAGCGTTCTAGTTGGGTCGGCAACCACACAAGGGGATGGTGGTGATAGAGTAGCAGTTTATTCATTTGCTTTGAAACCCGAAGAACATCAACCTTCAGGGACGTGTAACTTTTCAAGAATTGATAGTGCACAATTAATTGTAACTAATTTATCTACTACACCCGATATAAATGTGTATGCTATTAATTACAATGTTCTTAGAGTCATGAGTGGTATGGGTGGTTTAGCTTATTCTAATTAATGTATATAAGTTCTTTTATTTTCACAAATAAATAATTTAATATTTATATTCTTTTTTATGTTCTTTTTTTAAAAAAAAAAATATTATATATATATATATATATAATAATGGGTGGAGGATTAATGCAATTGGTAGCATATGGAGCTCAAGATGTTTATTTGACGGGTAACCCCCAAATTACTTTTTTTAAAGTAGTATACAGGAGACACACAAATTTTTCAATGGAATCTATTAGACAAGTGTGGACGGGTGATACATCTCCCGGTAATAAAGACGGAGAGATCACTTCAACTATATCTAGAAATGGTGATTTAGTATATGGATTACATATGGAGATGGGAATAGAAATTAATGGTAATATTACTAATGCGCCCATGTCAGTTATTAAAACGGTCGAATGTGAGATTGGTGGTCAACTAATTGATAGGCAAACAGGAGAATGGATGGCATTATATTCTGAATTGACTGAAGGTGGCGACACGTGCCAGTTCTTCAATAATATGTTAGGTGGCGCAATCCAAATGATAGTTGATCAAAGACAGGTATATCATATTCCCTTTAGATTTTGGTTTTGTAGAAATCCAGGGAATGCTTTACCTTTAATTGCCCTCCAATACCATGAAGTTAAAATTAATTTAACGTATCAAGATATAGACAGTGTGACTACCGATTATAATAATTTGTATGCTGATTATATTTATTTAGATACAGATGAAAGAAGAAGATTCGCACAAGTAAGTCATGAATATTTAATTGAACAAGTTCAATTGAGAGAATTTAATAATGTCGCTTCTGTAATGGATTTAAATTTCAATCATCCGGTTAAAGAACTAGTATGGTGTGTGAAACGATTATCTGAAAAAGTCTATAAACCCGTGGACATTCCAGGTACCACGGACGTGACTGATACTTCTTGGGATCCCACAAGATTTCAGTTAAAGTTAAATGGACACGATAGATTTTCTGAAAGACCTGTTGAATATTTTACTCAATATCAAACTTGGCGTCACCATACAGGTACGTGTACCGCCTTGGACAATGAAAATCATGCCGTTTTCAATTCTATAGCTGTCTATTCATTTGCTTTGAAACCCGAAGAACATCAGCCTTCGGGAACGTGTAACTTTTCAAGAATTGATAGTGCTCAATTAATTATGACAGGGCATGCAGGCACTAATAATTATAATGTATATGCTGTCAATTACAATGTCCTAAGAGTCATGAGTGGTATGGGTGGTTTGGCATATTCGAATTAATTTTATATAATATACATATTATTTATATAATCACTTTGGATGTGAAAGAAATAATTTAATATATCACCATCTAAATAATCTTTATAAGTAAAAAAATATTCATTTTCTTTTTTTGTTTTTTCTAATTCATATGGTTCAATCTTATAAAAAGTTATTTGATTTAAATCACCTCTATTTATTAATAATAAATCAACAAATTTCCAAGCAAATTTTTTAAGTAAATTTTTACCATTATAAGAATCTTCTTGAATTAATAATTTACAAGTATCTTCATCTTTTTTACAAGGATAATCGCATTTATCTTCATTAAAGCATGTTTTTAACTCAATATATTTATTTATATCAAACACACCCGAAACAACTATTAATTTAGATATATGATAAATCATAGAATATAGTAAAATTCTTTTATCTTCATTAATTCTTAAGTTATCATCGATTATTTGATCTATAAATTTTAATGGTTTGATTTGAATATCTAATTTATTACCTTTTATATTATTAATTAGTCCCATATTATGTATATCATCTATATCATTAGTTAGTTTATTATCTTTATCTAAAGTAACTATTGTATTTATTAATGGTTCAAATACAGATGGATCATCCACATCTATTTTATTATCAATTATTTTATGTTTTGATAAATAATTAATAATATTTTCATTAAATATATTATTAATATTCATTTCATATTCATAGTTAGCATTAAATATATTTGAATTATTATCAAATATATTATTTATTTGAATATCTTTATCAATCATTCTTAAATCTATTGACCCTTTAATTGAATATTTAATTTTAGAACTATAAGGTTCTGGTGTAATTGGAATATAACTATGATTAACTAAAATATTTACAATAAAACCATTTTCAACAATAATTCCGTCAATAATATTTGATTTTATAAGTCCTTTTATCGTTTTTAAAAATAGTTTATATTCTGATAAAGTATGATATTTTTTAATATCATTTAAATCATATATTTTTTTAAAATCATTATTTATATTATATTGCTGATATATAGGTTTAATAGGTATAATATAATTATCATTTGTTATAAAATGTGAAATTAAATTATATCCATCTATATAAAATGTATCAATGATGATATCTTTATCATTCAATTTTTCAATACTATTATTTAAAATATCCATATGGGGATCTATGAATTCATCTATTTTATCTAAGATTTCAGATAAATAATCATTAGATCCCGTATCATATTTTGGATTATTTTCACGATTTAAAATAAATAAATTATCAACATTGATATTATCATACCTGTTTAATAAATCTAATAAATATTTATCTGGGCCTTTAAAATCTAAAACATCAAATATTTTATTTCTTTTATCACTTTCTAATTCTGATTTATAAAACAATGGTTCATAATATATATCTTTTTTTATGATAAATATATAATTATCATATTTACGAGTATTTTTTAAAGGTGTTTTTATTTTTATACTATCATATATATCTTCAAATATTATTACATTACATTTATAAATATTTTCAATGATATTGGTAAAATAAATATCATTTTTATATTCATCACTTTTGATATATTTTTTATAATTAGTCCAAGATATATATAATTCATAAATATACGAATATGTTTTCATATTATTATTATCTTTTGATTGTAAATATTTTATCATATCTTTATCAGTATTTATGCTCTGTATTTCTTTAAAAAATACTTCACTATTTGTGAAATCCAATAATGATAAATCTACATAGAAATTACTTGGTTTTTTAAAATCACTAATAGTTTCCTCTTTTATAGGTGTACTTCTTTTAAATATATTAAATAAATTTGTATTTTGAAAAACATCTATAGTTATTTTTTCTTCTAACTCGGTTTTAAAATCTTTTATAGTTTTACCAAATATTTTTGCAAAACTATATAATAATGATTCTGTATTTTGTTTCCCAATGCCGATTTTCAATAAACCATATAAATATATATCTTTTAATCCTTTATTAGTTGTTTCAGTCGTTTTAATTTTTTGATAATATTCATTATTTATATATTCTTTAATATCTTCAATAGATTTTTTTGTATTAGTGTGTTTTATTTTTTTTATAATATCTTTAATTTGTCTCATGTTATCAATGATAACTTCACCTTTACAATATTTATCAATATCAATATCTTGATCTTTAATTAAATCTTTAATTTCTTGATAATATTCGGGTTTAATATATTTTTCGATATCTTTAATAGATTTTGTTTTATTGGTTGATTTAATCAATTTAATAATATCTTTAATTTTTCTTATATTATTAATTTTATCTTCATCTTTTGAATATTTATCAATTAATTTATCAATTGATTTATCTATATCTATTTTCATTAAATCATTAAATTTCATATTTAATTTACTAATTGTATCATCACCTGATGGAATTTGATACCCTATAATAAAATCTGATTTAACAACATTTAATGGATCTTTTTTTTTCAAAGATGATCTAGTAAAACAACATGGCATATCTATATTATCCTCCCTATATCCCGGACCCAAACTCCCGATAATAAAATCTTCAACTCCGTCTTTTGTATTCTTCCAAAATTGACTACCCTTTCTATCATAAATAGTTTGTTTAACTTTACCTTTTGTTGTTTTTATTGGTATAATATTTCTAGCATCCCACATTCCTTCAGGAACTTTAATATCTGTATTATCAACAATTAATTTGGATAATTCAAGTTTTTCAGTTTTAGAATATTTTT